TTTTGTATATCTGAATTTGACTGAGAAGGTCCTTCCCATTTATTGTTAATATGTAATTCGCTTTTTATGTCTTTAAATTGATTTAAAGTATTAGCTAATACAATTCTAACATTATGATTTATAAAACCTCTAAAACCCATACTGACATCTGTAGGAAAAGAAAACTCTTCAGTCTGATCTTTTAGATCTACTAACATATGTGAAAAAGTAGGTCTAATAAACATTTTTTTAATATTAGAATATCGCTTTAAAGGTCCGTTAATAGTTAAAATGCTATTATGAAGCCACTCAGGTATAGACTCCCCACCAGCACCATGCTCTTGACCACCTTCTCCTTCGTAATCCCATATATGTCGTTCTTCATTTCCCTCAAAATATGGAAATTTATTTTTATCATATAAAGTAATAGAATTTTTACTAATAGAATCATTAGTAATTTGACCCATGTAAAAATAATCTGCCTTTTCTGGTGGTACTATATTGCAATAGTCGGTAATACCTTTATTACTTAACGGTACAGTGTTAATATAATATGGATCAGAATCGTGTACATGAGGTTGCGCATGCGGGTATATATATAAATTAATTTTATTCATCTAATACCTTACGAAGTTTTTCTACTAGAAGATCTCTTTTATCTTTATTATCAGTAAATGCCTGATAAGAATGTCTATTCATATTAGCAGAACCTTCAACATAAGTATTATCTCTATCTCCCTTACCTACTAACCAATGCATGTGCTCTACAACAACATCAGGCTCAGGATAATATCTATCAATTTTCTTAAAAATATATGTTAACCATTCATCACCATAATTACAATCAATCTCAGGTGGTAAATAATGACCAAATACATCTAAAGCCTTTCTACTTATAACAGGATGTGTGGCAAGTTTTGCAGGATCTTGATATAAATCATTAAGAGAAAATAAACATACTTTATCCTTTACAAACTTAAAATTATGTTCTAGTAAAACATCCCAATTTTTAGTTCTAAATACAATATCATCAGCTCCTCCCATAATTAAATCTCCAGAACTTATTTTAAAAAGTTCATTACATGCTTCTCCTAGAGACACTCTAGGTCCAACAATATGTTTTATAGGTATTGTAAATTTATCTTTATTATTATCGACAAATTTAATACTTTGTACATCATCTTCATCAATATAAAGTAACACTTCTACATTATTAGACTCAGATGTCATATGATGTAAACTCTCATACATAGCTTTGAGTTTTTTAGCTCGTTTACGTGTAGGTATAAGTATACTAATCATAATTTAGTTTCTACTTTCATCTTATCATAATCTAATTCTTTTTTATTAAGAAAGAAATATTTGTTTATTAATGTTTTCATTCTCTCAGAATCTAACGGCATATCATTTTCATCATATGCTTCTCGATTATGTGATGATATATTATTACATTCTTCATAACCAATGCCAGATTTAATAAAATCCACATTTGTAATAAAATCTAAAGCATTTCTATTATGTAATAAATTATTCCATGTTGTACCATATTGAGGAGAAACATGTTGAAAACCAGTTGAAGGACCTTCAATAGCTTTTAAATGTTCTATTTGTTGATCTTTCATGACATACCATTTAGTATTAACTGCGGCCGCTAAATATCTAAATGTTGATTCTGTACAATGAGCTCTAAATACATCAGGTATAAGTTTATTATTATAAGCTTCATACATTTCATTACTAAACATAGTAACATGACAATTGAGAGCATGACCTAGTGGTACATATAAATCATCTCCTACCACTTGTACATCTGGACTTTGGTACTTATATTTTGGACTAATAGTTTGTAAAGCTTCATCTGAATCTGTTTGTAAACTTATAAGACTATTATTATATTTTTTAAATGTATTATACGTATTTTTTAAAATAGTATTATCTAAAGTATTAGTAACTGGATTATAAAAACTACAACCCGAATCTACATACAAATAAGACTCTGCAGGTCCTTTTTCTTTAACAAACTCTTGTATAGCTTTGTTAAACGTTGTATTTACAGTATATATTTCGTGATGATAAACGTATGATATTTTATCTTTGTATCGCTTATATAAATTATTAAATAATGTAGGATCGCTTTTACAAGCAGAAAGTAATACTCGATAATCTTCAAAATCTTGATCTAAAAAACTATTAATACATTTAATATAATGATCTAACGGCGGTGTATTACCTAAACCACATATATTATAAACTAAAAGATTCTTCATTTTACAATATCAGGATAGGCTGGATTATCCCAATCCTCTAAAGGCTCGATATACATATTTTCTAAAAACTCATCCCGATCAACATATGGATACATGTCTTCAATAGGTGTTTTCCATCCAAAAATTCTTGGTTCATACGTATGATATTCATGACAGTTTACATCACATACAACAATACCATCATATTCTAAGACTTCTTTAATTTTATCCTCCATCTCATCATGATTACTAATAGTAACAGTTTTAATACCATACGCATCACAAATTTTCATAAAATCAGGAGGATTATAACCTGCAGGACCACATGCTTCAGCACGACCTTCAAAATTTGTTTCTTGAAACGCTTTTGTAATACCATAGATATGATTGTTAATAATGAACGTTTTAGCTTTTATGTTATAATTAACATAAGTTTGTAGCTCTTGTATGTTCATATTAAAACCACCATCACCAATAGTACATATAACCTGTCTATCTGGGTCAGCTAAATAACAACCCATAGCTGCTGCATGAGAAAAACCCATTGGTGAGTTACCATTATTAGTTAAATTACGTTGTCCATATTTTGTTTCAAACGAATGATTACTAACAACAATATTACCACCACAATCACCTATCAATACTGCATTACTATCTGCATATTTCGATAGAGTTCGCATAAAAGCATACGGGTGTACATTTTCTTTTTGATCGAAAAATTCTGGTTTAACTGGATCGTATTTTATTTTCCAATCCATTGCACGTTTAGTCCATTTTTCAAACTTATTCGGTAAATCTGTTGCAGTAACATCTAATGTACCGTCAGGATTTAACCATCCACCACTAGCAGTCGGTGATGTAATTAGTTTATAGCGTTTAATTAAACGCTGTATAAACACTTTAGCATCACAATATACATTTACATCAAAGGGTACTTGTTGTAACTTTGGCTGTAATAATGCCTTATCTACATCTACTACATACTTTTTAGCTCCTCGTGCGAATGAATGAATATTACCACCTGTAATTCTACCAGATATTCTACTTCCAATAGCTAATAATAAATCAGAATTTTGTATAGCAAAATTTCTTCCTGCTCCGCCATATGTACCAATTCTACCACCATAGAATTCATAATCAGATGTAACAGCATCTAAAGCATTCCATGTTGGAAAGCATGGTATTTTTAATAAGTTACCTAATTCTCTAAAATCATCTACTGCATCAGATAATCTAACACCACCGCCTATCATTAAAACAGGTCGTTCACTACGTACTAAATCATACAAAAAATCATCAATTTTATCGTCTATGTCTTTATAATCATAAGTAGGTAATTCTGTTTTAATATCGAAGCCTAATAGTTCATTAGGATCAATCATAGTCTTTTGTATGTTTAATGGAATATCTAGTAATATAGGGCCAGGTCTACCTTCCTGACATAAATGATAAGCCTTTTCTAATTCATACTTAACATTATTAGCATCATCAATCATAACAGCATATTTTGTAACAGGCTCTGCCATGCTAACAATATCTGTCTCTTGAAAACCTACCTGTCTTATAGAAGGATCTGGTCTTAAAAATTGAGAGTTAATTTGACCTGTAATAAAAATACAAGGAATTGAATCATAGAAACAATTCCCCATAGATGTAAGTAAATTCATACCACCAGGGCCGCTAGTCGCCATGGCGACACCTGGTCGACCTGAAACTTTAGCATAACCTTCAGCGGCAAACCCACCTCCTTGCTCATGCATTACTGCAACGTAATCAGTTTTATCGTTTCTAGTAAATGCATCAATTAGATCACCATTTGCAGCACCATATACTACAAACATTTTATCTATTCCCTTGTCAGCGAGAAAGCCTATGACATAGTCAGCTAATTTTAACTTCATATATTAAAACGTATGTGTTTTTACATTGTCAGGAGTATCATATTTCCATCGATCATCACTAACGAGTTTATCTAACTCGTCTTCCTTAATCTCATAAAACTGTTCTGCAGTTGGAAATTGACCTGCACGTACTTCAGATGCGTATTCTTTAAGAGACTCTTCAATTAACGCCCCAGCTTCACAATAACGCTTAACAAATTTAGATTTAAACTCAAAGAACATACCAATTAAATCATGTTGAATTACTAATTGACCATCAACCTGATCACCAGCACCTATACCATAAATTGGAATATCTAATTTCTCAGCAATATATTGAGCTGACTCTCTTGGCATTGCTTCAAGTAGTAAAAATGAACAACCAGCATCTTGTAAGCGAAGAGCTTGATCTAAAATAATGTCAGCTGATTCTTTTGTCTTACCTTGTACACGATAACCACCTAACTTAGCACGAGTATGTGGTGTAAGACCTAAATGACTCATAGTAATAATACCAGCAGAAGAAATAGCTTTCACTCTATCAACCATAGCACCTTCTATTTTTACACAATCCATACCTGCAGTAATAAACTTACCAGCATTTCGTACAGCTAATTCATTAGATTCTTGATATGACATAAATGGCATATCACCAATTAAGAATGAAGTTTGATTAGCACGCCACACCGCTTTACAATGAGATAACATATCATCCATAGTTACTGGAATTGTCGTCTTATACCCTAGAGTAGTCATACCTAAGGAATCACCTACTAAAATAGCATCTACACCAGCTCGGTCAGCTAATAATGCTTGTGGATAATCATATGCGGTACATAGTACTGTTTTAATACCCTTTTTCTTATGATTTTTGAGCGTTAAAATAGTAACTTTCGTTCGCTCTTCAATAGGTTGATCACCACGTGGTGGTAAATGTGGTTTTTCCGTAGGCAAATACTGGCCTAATGGCACAGCCTTAGCAGGTGTAGGACTATGCAAATCTTCATCTTGTGATTTGTTATCGGTACTCATAATATTATGTAAATTTTCTCTGTAACGTTATGCTAAGCATTTTATCTACTTCTTTCTGAAAATCAACACTTATTTTTTCGGTCATTTTTTTAATGTAAGAAGGAGATTTAAAATATTTTATAAAAGCTTCGTCTCTAAATTTTAAAATTTGAGAATGAGTTAAATCTTCAGTAGGTAAATTAAATGTTTCATATGCATGTTGAGAATAACCAACCCATCCGATACCGTTATTTTCTGGTAAAGCTTGTGGATTATTTTTACTAAAATCTCTATGTAGTTGAGATCCAGGGTATGCCATAGCACAATACATATTAACCCACTCTGTTTTTAACTCTAAAGCTAAATCTAAAGTCTCATTCATTGTTTCATATGTATCTTTTGGTAGACCAAAAATATAATTACCAGTTGAATAGATATCATGATTAGATATTTTTTCAATAATACTTCGTATATTAAGTTCTTGAAATTTACCTTTAACAACTTCTTGTCTTACTACTTGATTAGCAGATTCAATACCTAAACCTAACCAATTAACACCAGCATTTTTTAAAACTTCTAAATATTGTTCCTTTACTGTATCGATCCTAGCATATGCCCATATGTTAAAATTATAATTCCTTTCAGCGATTAATTTACATAACTCAACATAATGTTGTTTTTTAAAAACAAACATCTCATCAGCTATTTTAATATTTTTAATATTATTTTCTGCGAAGAAGTCTAATTTTTTAATTATATTCTGAGGTGACCAATGACGAAAAGTATTATTTTTTGTATCACCATTATTAAATGGTGAGTTAATCATACAAAAATTACATTTAAACGGACAACCTAAGCTAGTATATATAGAACCAAACGGAGATGTTTCATTATTATTAGTCCAACTATGCCAATTAGCAGTTCTATATCGATGAATATCTAAATATTCTACAGGAAGCATATCTAATTCTTCATCTAAATTTTGTATTAAAGGAGCTGGTGGTGTACTTGCTATTTGCCCAGTAGTTTTATCTGTATACCATAGACCAGGAACTTGTTGTAATTGAGAATTATCTGTATAGTCGGTTACTTTTAAAAAATTATAAATAGTATGAGGACCTTCTCCTTGACAAACAAAAGAATTAGGATCATCTTCTATAGTTTTTCTAGGGAGAGAAGATGGATGTGGACCAGTATACATTCTAATTATATTACTATCCTTAAGTAGGTCCATTATCTCCATAATTCCTACCATATTTTGAGTTGAAGCTGATGGTTGTTGACCAAACGCAACTAAACAAACAACTTTAGGTTTAAGTTCTAAAATAGTAGTAGCTGCTTGTTCACTGTTTATTCTTAAAGCTTCACAATCTAACAAATCAACTGAAAAACCTCTATCAGAGACATACTTAGATAACATTGCAGCCCATATAGGAGGCTCAATTGCTGAAAAATCCTTACTTAAATCTTGATAGACTTTTTTAGAAGAATTCGGATGTACAAATAAAATATCCACTATCTGTCTCTATCTGATAAAATTGCGTTTGAAGGTGATATAGGCCAAGAAATATTATATTCAGGATCATTCCATTTAATAGATATTTGTTCCTCTTCAGGAGTATAATCTTCTGTCAACTTATAATGAAATATACAATCGTTTGACAGACATAAATGTCCATTAACACATCCTGGTGGTATTAATATTTGTTGACGGTTTTTATCATTAATATAAAACTTATCATAATGTTTATAAGTTGGAGAATCTTTTCTTACGTCTAATACAACCACATAAATAGACCCTCTTAAACATTGTATTAGTTTATATGTTTTACTATCTCCATGTAACCCTCTAATAACATTTTTTGTTGAAAAAGAAACACTATCTACTACAAACTTTTTCCCGGGTTCGGAAGGTGTTCCACGAAAATCATCATATGCACTAAACATTTTTCTATAATAATCAGCGCAAAATATCTCTACATTTTCACCTCTATTATCATAATGTATGACTGGTTGTACTACAGTAACATCTTTAATGATACTATCATCCACCTTAACTACTTTGTATTCATTACTCATATACTTTAACTAATGGCAGCAGCCATTAATAATTTATTTGCAATATGTTTTTTATCAAATTTCTCGAGATTATCTTCGGTATGCCAATATACCTTTTCAATTGTACCTTTAGTATCAACATCAAATTGTAATATCTTTTTACCACATAATAAACCTTCTATTGACGTACGACCTAAAAATATACCTGACACTACATCACATTGCCTGTAATACTTCTCTACTCTCCAAGTAGGTTCGTGTGTTACGAAATTAGGATGTACAGTACTATAATCATTTCTACCGACATGCATTACTTTAAAATTTTGTTTTTCAGATAATTCTAACAAATATTTTAAAGGTTTATATCGCAAATAATCTAGACTACCTGGAAATAAAACTATTTTATCTTTAATACTCTTTTTCTTTTTACAATTTTGTGGATTAAATCGAGTTAAATCAAATGGATTATATATTAATTCAGCATTTGCACCCGGTATTTTTTGTTTTATAAATTCAACAATAGTAGGTCGTATACCTACATAGGTATCTATTTTTGAGTCAATAACTGGTTCCTCTAAGTCAATAACTTCAGAGTGTATAACGTTAATAAACTTTTTAGATTTAACATTTTTAATAAAATCCCATATTACTTTACCATGAGAAAATATAACTAAATCATATTCTTCGTCATACACTGTGCCCCTGGTTAAAAAAGATATATTAGATGTTTTATCTTGTAATGGAGAATCAGGAAACGGAGAAAAAATAGATACTTTATGACCTAAGTCTCTCAAAGCTGTTGAGAGCTCATAAAAATATAATTCCGACCCTGTATATTCCCTGTAACTAAGGCAACCTATAAGTACATTCACTGTAATTATTATAATTGTAAACCACGAAAAAGCAAATAAATACTTAAAGTTATGGCGAAACGAACTCGTGTTGCAGCTAATAGCTCAACTAAAAAGACATCGTTAACTGGACGTAAAGTTAGTAAAAAAACAAAGATTAGTAAAAATGAAATTACAGACAGTATACAAAAAAATACATTTCTTGATTATACAATACAACAAAAATATAATCTAACACCTACACATGATAATTTCTTAGAAGTTTGCTTTAAAGACGACTGCAAATTATCATTAATAGATGGTCCAGCAGGGTCAGCAAAAACGTATCTATCTGTTTATATTGCTCTACAATTACTACGAACTCACAAAATAGAAGAAATAATATACATCCGAAGTGTTGTAGAATCTGCTTCTAAAAGTATGGGGTCTCTCCCAGGTGAAGTTGAAGATAAATTTTTACCATGGAGCTTACCATTACTAGAAAAACTAAATGAGTTACTCGATAAACCTACAATTACTAATTTAATGTCAGAAAGTTTTATTAAATGTATTCCTGTTAATTATACTAGAGGATTAACTTTTAAAAATGCATGTGTCTTAATCGACGAAGCGCAAAATTTAACTAAAGAGGAACTTACAACAATATTAACTAGATTTGGAAGTAATTCAAAATATATGGTTATTGGAGATTCCCAACAAAGCGATATTGGTAATAGATCTGGTTTTAAATTAATATATGATGCGTTTGATACAAAAGAATCTGTTGAACATGGTATGAATGTATTTAAATTTACAGAACTTGAAATTGTTAGATCAGAAATATTAAAATATATTGTAAGAGTATTACAAAAATTAAAGGTGAAAAGTTAATGCCTTGCGCATTCTTTCAAATAATGTTCTTTTATTTTGACCGCTTTCAATTAATCTAGAATATTCTAGTTTAAAAGCTTCTATAAATTCTGGAGATAAATCAAACTTACGAGGATAAAAAGATCTGACTCGTTTTATCATATATTTTTCACATAATTTGTCGTAATCGGTCATCTATAATTATTTAATCGATTTTGCTTTTTATCTTTCGCTATTTTATCTTGTAATTTTTTCTTTAATACTGAATCTTCTTCTGGATCTACATCTTTCCACACATCTTCTAACTTTTTAATCTCTTGTAAAGTCTCTTCATCTAAAATATTTCCCGGAGCAGAAGCTTCTCCTGATGGATCAATGTATAATTTTAATATCTCTATACGTTCTGTCCTACTACCAAATACTTCAATAATAGCTGGTTTATCGTCTACTATAAAAAATGTAGTTTTAGGATTTTCTTCATGATCTCGATGAACAGCTTTAAAAATATTATCTATTTCTTCTATAGTTTTAGGATTAGTTTCTCTTAAATCATCTTCTTCTAAAGGAACGAGAGCTACTTTAGTAATTGGTGTAAAAAATATAATATCTAAATTTCGAAAACTTTCTCTTACCAGTGGAATACACTTTTTAATAAACTCATCATCAATATCATTATCTGGTTGTTCAGCTGCCCATAAACTGTATACTAAATTATCTAATGGACATCTATCAAAAATAATATTTTGACCTCGCCTGTATTTTTGTTGCTCCTCAATCATAAAATTGAGGATTTCCCATTGAGTTTTTTTATTAGTCTTAGAGGAATGATCTAAATCATTTTCTTTAATAATGTCTCTGTATGTTTTTTTCGGAGTGACATAATTAGGCCACTGTCCTAGAAAATCTTTAATTAACGTAGTCTTTCCCTGACAAGCCGTTCCACTAATTGCAATCCTCATATATTATATTTATTAAGTTAAACTTTTAAAGCCATATCCCACACTAGTAAATGCAATCTAGGACTAAATTTAAAATATTCTTGTTTAGCATACTCAGCTATTTCTTCAGCTATTTCAATATGCTCTTTTCTACTACCTGCACAAGGCATTAACCAAACTCTTTCTCTTGGTATATTAAACTTCTCAACATACTTCTGTAAGACCTCTTCTAAATCTTCTTTCTTACTAATAACAAACTTAAACCCTGAGCCATTTGTTACATGCCATTTTAATACATCTGGTTTATATCGACGATCTTCTGGATCACCATTATTACTAAGCTTAGGAGAAGTAGTAAACGTTGCATCAACTCTTAACCATTCTGGATCTGGCATTATTGTTGCATTAGTTTCAAAATCTATCCGTGGTATAGTACCCCACTCTACATCTATATAAGCTAAAAATTTAAGTAATTTTGGTTGTTGTACAAGTGGTTCACCACCTGTTATCTTCCATATAGCTCCATTATCTAAGTGTTTTTTATATCCTTCCTCTTCTAATAACGTTTTAAGTTCTTTAAAAGTTAATTTATTTTTTACACTCCATGATATGTAACTATCACAACCATGAGGAGAATCTTCTGATGCAAAACCTTGACATGTAAGATTACACATAGATAACCTCATAAAAACAGACGGCCAGCCGACGTATTCTCCTTCTCCTTCTACCGTATAAAATACTTTATCGTCAGATAAAAATATTTTTTCGTCTTTAAGCTCCTCTTTATAAAGATTTGTCATTTAAATATAAATCTTTTATATCTCGTGGATCTGGTTTAACCTCTTTTTTCTTAGGCTTATCCCAATCAATACTATCCCAGTTATCATTAACTTGACAAGTATCTTCTTTTCGTCTTTTACTACCTTTACTCATTAGTTTTGAACCCATTCATATTGAGTATCTTTAATTTGATATATAGCAGAATTTTTCTCATGCTCAAAAACTTCTACCTTCTTACACCAACATCTATTATCAGTTGATTCCTTTACATAATCATCAGCAGCTTTCCAGCAATATTGTGCAAATTTTTCAATACCAACTCCATCAGACATAATACGTAAATCAATTATACCTAATTCATTTAATTCTTCAAATTTATTTAAATATGGATCGTTCGCATCAATAACCGTAGTGTGATCAAATTGACTTTCTAATACTTTCTTTAAATGTTTTAAATCTCCAAAATCAACAACCCAATTATTTTCATCTAATTCTTTAGCTTCAAACCAAAATTTACCTACAAGTTGATATCCATGCATAAACCGACAATGAGAGTTTGCCTTAGGCTGTCTAAATGCACAACTCCCAAGTTCGATTATTTTAGTACTACTAAACATAAACCTATTATAAATTATTCTCAAATAAAATCAAGGCTTGAATTTCAAAAAATATCTCATATAATAAACTCATGAGTGAATTATTGCAATATGCAAATGGTAACTTACCGCGAACTGAAGAAGAAAAAGAAATAATTATCGACCAAGCCGCGGCTGCATATGAAAAATATATGGATGCTTTAGGGTTTGATTGGAGGAATGATCCTAATAGCGCTGATACCCCGAGACGAGTAGCAAAAGCTTTTGTTAATGACTTAGCAGAAGGTTGTTATAATGTACCTCCTAAGATTACAGCATTTGATAATGTTGATAAATATGATGGATTGGTTTTTCAAGGTAATATTAAAGTTAATTCTTTTTGTTCCCATCATCATTTACCATTTATCGGTCAAGCTCATGTATCTTATATACCTGGAAAAGATGGTAAGGTAATTGGTTTGAGTAAAATTAACCGAATCGTCGAATGGTTTGCAAGACGACCACAAGTACAAGAAAATCTAACTATGCAAATTCATAATTATATGAATGAAGTATGTAAAGGAAATAAGGGTATTGCGGTTTTAGTGTCAGCTAACCATACTTGCGCTGGTCTAAGAGGAGTTAAGCATGATAGTATTATGAAAACTGCTAGAATGTCAGGAGCATTTTTAGATAAGACAGATTTAACAAGACAAGAATTTTATGATTTTGTAAGAGATTTAAAATAATGAACTACGTAGATAAAATGAATAGTATTAGTAATTGTGCAACTGGATTGTGTGAATGTCCAGAACATAAAGTTAACACTCTAGTATGGGTTGTTCCTGTAGTAATAGGAATTTATTTACTTAGTAAGGTATATAATAAATGTACTAACTACTGAAGAGAATCAAAAACCTGTTTAACAGCCTCAGGGCTGACATGCTCCGGTATGTCAGCTTTTATTTTCTCAAAATCATCAAAATTATCCCTTATATTACTCGCACTATAAGGAGTACCATCTGACTTTAAAGTAACATCAACAGCAGACTGGGCTGGATCAACTATATTAATTTCTAATCCTTCTTTCTCAGCCCATGGTTGAGCATATGACCATCTCTTCCAATCATTATCTTTTCTACTAGCACCTAATACAACAGTTGTCCCTGGATCTAGAGTCTTTAATGTTTCATATGCTGATGTCACAGGAGATGGGAACTCTGAAATACTAACTGTTACATTATTAAGAGGTTGTGTATATAATTCAAATATTTGCTTTGCAGCATCTGGTGTAATCAATTTACCATCACTAGTTCTTCTTTCACTTTTAGCTGAAGGAGCTGAAATTAATACATGAACATGTCCATCAGGATATAATTGACTATACTCTTTAACCATTTCGTAATGGCCTTTATGAGGTGGTTTGAAACTACCAGGAACAAGAACGACTACTCTACCGTTTTTTTTTACATCTTCAATAGCAGTATTAGCAGCAATAGAAAGTTTACTTCGTAAATCTTGTAATTCAAAATCTTCTAAAATAGAATCTATCTTAGAATCGAACCCTTCGCTCAATCCATAATCAACTACAATTTTGCGTAAAATTTTTGCTATCTCTTTTGCGTTTTCAGGTTGTACGTCTTGTGTAATTGCTTCTCTTTCAGAATCTGATAAACTAACATTATCTAAATCTACAAACAATGACTTACGAGCAAGATTAACATAAAAAGTTTCACCTTCTGTAGTCATAGGATCTGGAGTTGGTTCTTCTTCTGGTTGTTGAGCAAAATCATCTTTACTTGCTGGCTCAAATTCACCACCTGTTTCAGGGCCCTTTCTAGGTGTAAATTCATCTCCTTCTGCTTCATCAAAAGATTTTAATATTTCTTGACGCTTTTTCTTGGCTTTTTGAGCAATTTGCTTTTTAACAGGATCATTAGTAAGTCCATCTTCAACTTCCTTTTCAATACGATCTATGTCTGTTTGATTATTTTTAGGTTTTTTCTTACCTATAAACTCTTCAATCTTTTTGACGAACTTACTCATTGTAATTATTTATAGGAGAGAAAGTTTATTTCTTATGTCTTCGAAATATGTTTTGTCTAAAAATGTAAGCTCATATTTCTTACAAAAGTAATGTAGTTTGTTAAAATAGTAGTCAGTATTTTGTATCTTCTTAAGTTTACGAAGTAATATTATGCTTAATTCTTCTTTATAACCATCGCATTTACATTTTTTCTTGAGTTCTTTAAGAGAATACATTTCTCTTATTATTAATACAGGGAATTTTTTCTCAAAAGTGTGTAAAAACGACGAATATTTAGTATTTAAATCAACATCAAAATCAAAATATATAACAGGTTTATTTTTTTTATTATGAGCTTTAAGAACCTCACATGTATAATGTATAAAATAATGAAAAATATATTTTTTATGTTGAGAGTTGTTAAGTTTTAATTCAGAGGAAAATACAGAAACTTTATCCATAGAAATATTATGAATATATTTAATTACTGGTGTAAAGTTTACTAAATTAAAATATGTGCCAGGTATTCTATAACTCAATCCCGGTATTTTCGTTAATTCTTCTAAGTGCATCTGCGTTATTCTGCCAAAACTCTGTATAGTTAGTTATAATATATTTGTTAGTGTAACGCAAGTAATTTTTAAATCGGAAATAATGTGACATTGTAGTTGGAAATAAAATAAAACTACCTCTTCTTGTTACTTTAATAACAAGGAACCAACAACTACCACTCTCTGCTTGCTTGATCCATTTATTAAGAGTTTTATTATCAGTAAACAATTGATGAAAATCAAATGATTTATAACTTTTACACTCAATTTTAAATTTTGATAAACATGGTGGTACCATGATATCCCCATCCATCATCCGTTTTTGATCTTCCGTTAGTCTATCAAGTCTGTGAAGATTAGCGCCTCCAGTATAGGCTCCGGAATTTGGAACTCTAATAAAATTTTCATTAAACGTTTCACTTAAATCTTTTGCAACTTCGCGTTCCCAAGCGTTACCTTTTTGTTTCGCTGCGCTAGGCATATATATTTACTTATTACTTAGCCAGATCTTGCAAGTTAATAGCCTGCTTTACTGCATCTTTTGGAATTTGAGCTGTCCAATAATTACCTTCATCTGCGGGCTGAAGTTCCGGTAATTTATCTCTATTTAATATAAGTAAATAACCTCTACCGGTTTCTTTATATACATGAAATGCAAATCTACCAGCTAATTGAATATCATCTGAAACATACGAACCAGTAATACCTTTGCGCGTATTACCAACTCCACGTGAAACAACAAAACCATGTTTAATTAAATTTTTGTATTCTGCCGAAGAAATACCGCGATAGACTTCGCTAGAGTCGTTTTGTAGTTTAGCAATTTTAGCAACGATATTTTCGTGCTCTTCTCCTTCTGGAGGGTATAAGAGGTAATCATATATAGTCTTACTTTCGTTTAGTTTTTTTTTACGCTTTTTAGTTTTAACTTTACCTTGTCGCTTTATTGTAGCACCTAAAACTTTAGGAATTCTATTATCTCCTGGTGCATAAGTATCAGAGGCTTCATAATCTCCACCACCTTGTCCACCGTCAGCAGCTATTCCTGCAGAAGCTGTAGTATTATCTGTTAAATACTGTTTAACTGCTTCATCGAATTTCATTTTAATTATTTATCTCTATCTTTACAATTAGTTGCACTTAAGGGGATATAACTATAATAAATATATGGAAGTTAGTGAGATTATTAATCAATATCTTGAAGAAGCTAATATAGATACAGATCTAGATCGTTTAGAAGTTGTTTCTACACAAGAAAGATTAGTAAACAATAAACATAAATGGTCAGCTCGATTAATAAATCATAAAATTAATTTAAATAATTTTAAGTTAAAAAGAACTTCTATTCTTGAGGAAAAAATTACCGAATTTCAAAATACAGAACCCGTAAAAGTTAATAGATCAATAGCAGAAAAAGCTGTTCAAAATAAAAGAGAAATTAGAGTTTTAGATTTAAAAATTAAAAACGAACAACTAATTATTGACTATCTAGAAAACATCTACAAAAATATAAGTTTCGCTACTAATGATATTAAAAATTTAGTAGAACTTATGAAGCTTGAAACTCAATGATTAATATTAAATTTAATTCTTCCTCTCATGCTGTTATTGACGGACCTGAGCTTGATATTATACGTGAACATTTTAGCGTAAAAAATGACGCTGTACATTTTCAACGTCGTTACGGTAGATTTGTTCCTCCAAGAACATATATTATTAGCAATCAAGGTAAAGTAGAAATAGGTTTAATAGAAGAAATAATAA